TAATATGCAAAGCACGAACTTTACTGGCAACCTCATCCAAGCGCAAATCCCACGGGACTGCGTTGGTAAGGGCCATAAGAGTTCCCCTTGGGAGAGACTACTGCCTCTTCTGGGAAACCCCGATCCGGGAGATAGGGTCAATAGGCTCTTCTACCAGATGCCCTCTGGAAGTCTTCTATCGGAGACCTACAAAGGTAAAAGTCTTCAGCGCCAAAAATGGCAGCCGAGAAATCAGTACTTTAACGCTAGACAAAAGGCTGGCATTAGAGTGATCCTAACAAGATCGATAGGTCTTGGTAGAAAGATAAGTGAGATACTAGTGAATAGACCAGTAAATCATTTCAAAAGGATCGAGGAGTTCATCTCTGGACTCGTCGATTCCTTATGGCTCGCAAACGAGCAAGTATTCTTGCACGGCTCGAGTGAGTACCTCCTAATAAGAAAACTTATCAGGAAGGTATTTTCGGTCGGAGCTTCAAATCTGAACCTCCTTGTCGATCAGTGGAAAGAATGGGGAAATTTCCTATTCCATACACTAGCAGAGACGGAGACCATAGGTCCCCTGACTGTACCAGCCAGGAATAATATATTCCGACTATTGAATGGTGTACCATATATTAATAGGGTGTACCATGGAGATAAGGACATGCTGCTAATGCAACATGTCTCACATCTTATTTCAAGCCGTCAGATGCCATATATGGGATCCAAGACTGAAGATATAGCCCGGGAGAAGTTCAAGGATGTCCTCCTCTCTGACTATAAACCGCCAGACTCATTTTGTTTCAAGATAGGAATGGCGGCGAGGCGGATCGGATCTATCTGTAGAAAGATCCGACCCAACCTAAATCCAGGTGCTTGCCACATGTCTGTGACCTCATCTGGTGAACTGGACCACTCCATCCGAAAGGGTGGACAGGCATCCAGTGTAGTCGAGGCTTTGAGAAGAGTACTTCTCGAGATCCCGACTGAAACCCGAGAGGAGAATACTCCCTTTGGATTGGCAAGGTTTATGAGTGGGATACCACTCTGGAAAACCTTGTTTAGGAAAATCCCTCTCGTACCCGAGATAGAGTTCCTTGAAAGCTACTATTTGATAAAAGAGCAGCCTGGAAGATTCCGAGGGCTTGACGAAGCCTCAGGGTCTCAACTGATGTACGTTGCATGGCGAGAGCTACAATGTACACCGGTACTGCGTGCCGAAGTGGTCCCAGAAATGGGCAACAAGGCACGTCACGTAACATTATCAGCCTATTGGCTCAATGTGTTACAGGCTCCATTATCTCATCTATTGATTGAGGCGATGAAGTACCACCCTAGTGTTTTCTCAAGCTTTCACCGGCAGGATCAAGCTTGGGAAGCAGTTAAGGGTCTATGCCAAAACAAGAAGCTATCGCTTCCCGAAG